GCTGTGACTAAGTCAAAGTACCAGCCATCAGTGCGTGACAGCCAGAACAATGTCATCCCACCTCAGCGTCTTCCAGACATCTTTGGCGGCTCTGAGGTGATCTTGGGCGGCACCATGTACTGCTACAATGCAGGTGGTAACATTGGCATTTCACTGCAGTTAGGTGGCGTTCAACTGATCAAACTGGCTGAGAACAGCAGTGCACAAGGTTTGTCCTTTGCGCCTGTTGATGATGGCTACGTCGCAAAACATGATGATAGTGATGGCGGTCAGGAGGCTTCATACAATTTCTAAAGCCAGACGTCACGCCATAGCCAAAGGCTATCGCAGCGGCTTAGAGGTTAAGGTTTCGCAACAAATTGCCGATGCTGGTCTCAGCGTCGATTACGAAACCGAGAAGGTCAAATACATTTGGCCGGAACGTCAGGCTACTTACACCCCAGATTTCAAAATAGCCACCAAAGACGGTGGCTTTTTCTTTGTCGAAACAAAGGGGATCTGGGGCGTAGAGGACCGTCAAAAGTGGCATCTAGTCACGCAGCAGCACCCAGACGTCGATTTTCGACTGGTGTTCAGCAACCAGAACGCTCGCCTCTACAAGGGTAGTCCGACGACCTACGCAGCATACTGCGACAAGCATGGCTTCAAATACGCAAACAAAGTCATTCCTGATGAATGGCTTGCTGAAGGAGAAAGCAATGCAAAACCAATACCAGAAGGTTCTCAATCATCTGATTGACCACGGTTCAATCTCGGCACTTGAAGCGGCTGAACTTTACAGAGTTCGGTCTCTTTCTCGTCGCATCTGTGACCTGAAAGACGAAGGGTTCGAGATTGTAAGCGAGTGGCGAAAAGACCCACTCGGACAACGGTACAAGAAGTACCGATTAGCATAGGAGAGCAGAGATGTCCGTCGAACATACTGAAAGCACGTTTGTTCGCCATGAGCCATGCGATAACTGCGGCTCTAGCGATGCAAACTCGCTGTTTAGCGATGGGCATCTCTTTTGCTTCGCCTGTAACACCTACACGCCAGCAGAAGGAGATGTACCCATTCAAACACAAACTACCACCCACAACCTCATCAAAGGTGAACCTAAAGCGATACCTGCTAGGGGACTGACTGAGGATGATTGCCGTAAGTTTGGCTATCTGATCGGCACGAAAGCCAATGGTGAGCAAGTTCAAATAGCCACATACAGAGATAATCGTGGCAATGCGGTAGCGCAGAAACTGCGTGGACGTGACAAATCCTTCTCGATGATTGGGGATACCAAAGACATCACGCTCTTTGGCAGCCATCTTTGGTCAAACGGCAAGAAAGTTTGTCTTACCGAAGGCGAGATTGATGCAATCTCATTGTCAAAGGTGTTCGGGCATAAGTATGCCTGTGTGTCTTTGCCATCCGGTGCACAGTCTGCTGTTAAGGCCGTCAAAGCCAACTTTGATTACCTCAACGGCTTTTCTGAAGTGATAATCTGCACCGACATGGATGAAGCAGGGCGTAATGCTGCACAGGCGATCGCTGAGGCACTTCCAGTCGGTAAAGCATACATTGCCAACCTACCAGCCAAAGACGCTAATGACGCCTTGGTGAACGGTAAGGCTGCGGAACTCATTCAGTCTGTATATCAGGCAAAACAGTTCCGACCTGATGGCATCAAGGCAGCCAAAGATTACAGAGACATCATTACAGTTGATGAGGCCGCAAGTTCAATCACTTGGCCATACTCGATGTTGAATGAGGTTTTGAGGGGCTTGAGAAAGCAGGAACTGGTCACAATCGTGGCTGGATCAGGCACTGGTAAGTCCACATTCTGTAAAGAGGTCATTCACCATCTGTTGATGTGTGACCAGAAGGTTGGCGTGATTGCCCTAGAAGAAAGCAATAAGCGAACTCTGCTGGGGCTGACAGGCATCCACCTGTCGAAAAACCTTCTGATTGATCGGCAGCAAGCCACAGATGATGAAGTCTTGGAAGGTTTCGATGATCTGTTTGGTGACCGTACTTGCGTTCTGTTTGACAGTTTCGGAAGTAACGACATCGACATCATCTGCCAGCGCATCCAATACATGAAACGGTCACTTGGGGTTGATTTCCTAATACTTGACCACATCAGCATCCTTGTCAGTGCGACAGAGGGTGATGAACGTAGGATGCTCGATGCTGCCTGTACCAAATTCCGCACCTTAGTGCAGGAACTGGACATCGGCATGATCATGGTCAGCCACCTTAGCCGACCATCTGGCGATAGAGGCCACGAGGCTGGCGCAGCAGTGCGTCTAAACAGCATCAGAGGCTCACACAGCATTGCACAACTCAGTGACGCTTGTGTGGCCTTACAGATCGACGCTGACGACCCAGACAGTGACATCCGACACTTACGAATACTAAAGAACCGTTTCACTGGTCAGACAGGCGAGGCTGGAACCCTTGTCTATGACCGTGATACCGGGCGGCTGCTCGAGGAGCAGTTGTCTCATTTCACCCCTGTTGATGACGAAGAAGGAGATGATGATGAACATTCAACTGAAACTTTGGGATGAACCAGAAGAAGAAGTACAAATCCCTGAAAACGATGTTTCCGAAAAGTGGAAGCGTTTTCATAACGACAATCCGCAAGTTTACGACTTGATTAAGCACTTCACGTTTCAAGCAATTAATGCCGGACATAAGCACTACAGCATCCAAATGATTACGGAGCGAGTGCGGTGGCACACGATGATCGAAACTAATGGTGAACCATTCAAAATGAATAACAGCCACAATGCTTACTACGCACGTCTTTTCATGAAAGACCACCCAGAACACGCAGGGTTTTTCCGAACTCGAAAAACACGTCAATTGAACAATAAAGGAGCAGCGAATGACGCAACTTGAAATCGACTTTGAATACGATGAAGACTTTTGGACTGATGAAGCAATGACTTTTGACGACTACGCCATGCAAGCCATGGATAAGTGCTTCTACCCTGACAGCGTGATTTACCCAGCGTTTGGCTTAGTAAGCGAAGCAGGGGAGATTGCGGATAAGTTGAAGAAGTTCTACCGAGACAGCGACATTGATCACGTTAGTTGCAAAGATGGTGTCAGGGAACTGCCAGCAGAATTGCGGCTCGACCTTGCCCATGAAATTGGCGATGTAATTTTTTACTGCTGTGCATTAGCAGGAGACATCGGTTACGACTTTGAAGAAATCGCCCAACTCAACCTCGAGAAACTGGAAAGCAGACAGTTGCGAGGCAAACTTAAAGGGTCTGGTGACTACAGATAATGGCCCTTGTCTGGGACATAGAAACCAATTCGTTCCTAGGCGACCATCTCACCAAAATCCACTGCATAGCAATCCTAGACACTAATGCTGATACACAGCCACGTCTTTTCGGCCCTGATAAGGTTGAAGAAGGCATCAGGTTGCTAATGACTGGTGATGAAATCATCGGTCACAACATCATCAACTTCGACATACCAGCAGTAAAGCAACTTTACCCATGGTTCAGCACGGATGGGCTGAAGGTCACGGACACTCTTGTCTTGTCTAGGCTCATCCGTTCTGATTTGAAGAATGATGATTACGCTGTGGGCTATACGAACAAGCAGTTACCACGAAAACTGTTTGGATCGCATAGTCTGAAGGCTTGGGGCATACGTTTGGGTGCTCACAAAGGTGATTTTGGTAACGAAGGTTGGGACAATTACACCCCAGAAATGGGGGCATATTGTCAGCAGGACGTTACGGTTACCCACGAATTGTGGAAGCAATTGGCTCCACATGAGTGTTCGCAAACAGCCATTGAGTTTGAACATGACATTGCAGCCATCTGTAATGAGATTGGTCAGGCTGGCTGGACATTTGACATGGAGAAAGCACAGACACTCCACGCTCAGTTATCTGCAGAAAAGATACAGATTGAGCAGGATCTCCAGACGCTATTCCCATCATGGGTTGTAGAGGAGGAGTTCATTCCTAAGGTCAACAATAAGACCAGAGGCTACGAGAAGGGTGTGCCATTCATCAAGCAGAATGTCATTTACTTTAACCCCAACAGCAGACGACACATCGAACACTGTCTGCGGTCAAAGTACGATTGGAAGCCAACTGAGTTCACCCTGTCTGGTGATGCAAAGATTGATGAAAACGTACTAAGCCAACTTGAATACCCTGAAGCCCAGAAACTGGCACGTTCATTCATGCTGCAGAAGCGACTGGGGATGTTGGCTGATGGCAATAACGCATGGTTGAAACTGGTCGATGAAGACGGAAAACTCCGCCACACCATCAACCCACTTGGCACAGTCACAGGCAGAGCCTCAAGTTTCAGCCCAAACTTACAGCAAGTTCCTGCTGTCAGGGCACCGTTTGGCAAGGAATGTCGTGAGTTATTCACTGTTCCTGAAGGCTACCAACTTGTTGGTGCCGACCTTTCCGGCATTGAGTTGCGATGTTTGGCTCATATGCTGCAGGACGGTGGGAAATACGCAGACATAATCATGCAAGGTGACATCCACCAAGCAAATGCTGACGCTGCTGGTATTACCAGAGATGAAGCAAAGACCATGATTTACGCTCTGTGTTACTCGGCTGGAGATGCCAGACTGGGTGAAATCCTTGGTAAAGGGCCAGAAGATGGCCGTCGGCTGCGGAACAACTTCTTTAAGGCAAACCCAGCATTTCCCAAATTACTGTCGCAACTGAAGCGTGTCGTAGAGAGCAGGGGACACCTGCTTGGTCTCGACAAAAGACGTTTACACGTCAGGGGTCACGCACACCTGAACGTGTTGCTGCAGTCTGCTGGGGCACTGATTGCCAAGAAGTGGGTGCAGTTAATCCACCACGAAATCAAGAAACAGAACCTCGACGCCCAAATCATCGCTTGGGTTCATGACGAGGTACAGATCCAAGTGAAAGGAGATGCAGATCATGTCGGTAATCTCACTAGACGAATGGCTGAAGAAGCAGGAAAGCACTTCAAGTTCCAAATCCCCATCGAGGCTGAATACAGTGTTGGAAGGCACTGGGCCGACACACATTAGTGATGAAGAAGTCGATGCTCTTAAGGCAATCTACGCCTTACTGAGCATGGCACGGATACGTCCGTTCACAACTAAAAGCACATTGGCCAGAGATGCTGCCAATGAGATTGCAATGTGTGCCTCAGAGGGGCTTCTCACCACCAAAATCGACGACACCACATACGGAAACGTATGGCTGATCACAGGTGATGGTCTGAACTACATGGAGGAGATACAGGATGTCTTTCTTAGCGATTGATACAGACATCTTGCTCTACCAGTCAGCATCATCTGCAGAGCAGGAAATAGATTGGGGTGAGGACCTCTTTACCCTTCATACCAATCTGAAAGAAGCAAAAGACATCTTCCTGTCACAGGTGGAACAGATCAAGGCAGACACTGGCGTTAAAGAAGCAGTGTTCTGTCTGTCTGACCCACGACATAACTTCAGGAAAGATGTTTACCCTGATTACAAGTCAGGGCGAAAAAAGACACGAAAACCTCTAGGCTACAAGGCATTGGTGCAGTGGGTTGAAGACAACAACCACACCATTTCTAAGCCGAGCCTTGAGGCCGACGATTGCCTTGGGATCATCAGCACAAAGCCCAAGAACAAGGGCAAGTGCATTGTCGTAAGTTCCGATAAGGACCTGATGACTGTGCCCGGGCAGTTGTACCGCCCAAATACAAAAGAACTACTGACAATCTCAGAGGATGAGGCTGTAAGGCACTTCCTTACACAATGTCTTACAGGTGATGTCACGGATTCCTACAAAGGCGTTCCGGGCATTGGTCCGAAGAAGGCTGAGGCATTACTTGGCCCAAGGCCGCACTGGGGTGCAGTAGAGCAAGCATACATCAAGGCCGGAATGACTAAAGATGACGCAATACAACAGGCACGTCTTGCAAGGATTTTGCATTGGTCAGACTGGGATGAGGAGAAAGGAGAGGTGATACTTTGGACCCCAAAACAGCAAGGATAAGTTACGAGCAATACATGGTTAAGAAGGCTGAAGAAACCGACATGGTAAACAGCCCACCACATTACAATCAAGGCGAAGTTGAGTGCATAGACGCAATCAAGGCTGCCCTTGGTGAAGAAGGTTTTAAAGCCTACTGCCGTGGCAATGCAATCAAGTATTTGTGGCGCAGCGAGTTGAAACACTCGAACACAAATCAGGATTGGGAAAAGGCCAACTGGTACATCAACAAAGTGATCAGTTGATGAAATACTCGACTACAGAGCCAATAGATGCGGCAAAAAGAAAATAGCCAATCCACATGAGTAAAAAGAAGACGATAATCACGGCCAGAAACATGGCTGGGTTTAAGTACCTGTTAGTGTCTGGAATTTCCACCAACTCGTTATCGTCTTTTTTCACAGCCATATTATGAACCACTGAGAACACGATAAGCATTAGCAAACATAGCAAATACCTCAAATATGGTTTCCCAAAGCCAAGGGATTAGGAAACTAAAGAGTTCATAAAATCCGTAGCCGATTGGAATTGCAAGAATCGGCATCAGAATTGGCCACCACGGGGTATCTGCGTCTTGCATTGCTTTCCATTTTTTCCACTTACTCATACCTCAATTTAACACACTTAACCCATGAAGCAATTGACATGATGTTCCACATTTGTTCTCATGTCATTTGATTCGTGTACAACAATCATTAACAAGAAACGGAAGGATAGGAATGAACCAACTTCACAACTACCATTACGGTCCGTCGATGCCACTCTCTGAGGAAATCGACACCATCAAATACCGCCAAACAGGTGAAGACTTTTACAGCAAAGTTGTACGGATCGCTGATGCTCTGAAGGATAGCCCAGAGCATTTTGAAGACTTTAAAGACGCATTACGCGAAATGAGGTTCCTTCCTGCCGGACGTGTTCAGAACGCCATGGGTGCAGCACGTCAGACTACGGCCTTCAATTGCTTCGTGTCAGGCACCATCGAGGATTCGATGACCAGCATCATGGAGAAAGCCACAGAAGCAGCAGAAACGATGCGTCGTGGGGGAGGGATTGGCTACGATTTCTCACGCCTACGTCCTCGAGGTGACAGGATTAAGTCACTGGACAGCATGAGCAGTGGCCCAGTTAGTTTCATGGGCATCTTTGACAGTGTTTGTCAGACAATTGCATCCAGTGGTCACCGCAGGGGTGCACAGATGGGTGTCTTACGCATCGACCACCCAGACATTGAACAGTTCATTACAGCAAAGAACAACTCAGACAAACTGACTGGGTTTAACATCTCTGTGGGTGTGACTGATGAGTTCATGGAGCATCTGGAGGCCGGAAAACCGTTCCCATTACGCTTTAACGGTGAAGTGTACAAAGAAGTCGATCCCAAGGCTCTGTGGGACATGATTTGCCGTTCAACATACGACTGGGCGGAGCCGGGAGTGCTGTTTCTCGACCACATCAACAACATGAACAATCTTTACTACTGTGAAGACATTGCAGCCACAAATCCATGTGCCGAGCAGTGTCTGCCGCCATACGGTGCGTGTTTGCTGGGTAGTTTCAACCTCGTTAAATACGTTGATGTCTTTGGATTTGACTTTGAACAGTTCAAGAAAGACATCCACACAGCAGTTCGGGCCATGGATAATGTGATCGACCGCACCATCTACCCACTGACAGAGCAAGAGGAGGAAGCCAAAAGCAAGCGTCGGATTGGCCTTGGTGTCACTGGCTTTGCTAATGCTGGTGAACTACTTGGTCATAAGTACGGCACAGATGAGTTCATGGAATGGGGCGAAAAGGTCCTCTCAATGCTGCGTGATGAGTGTTACAGCGCATGAGCAGACTTGGCAGCTGAGAAGGGTGCTTTCCCACTGTACGACGTAGAAAAGTACCTTAAGGGTGAGTTCATCAAGAC